CGTAGTCTTCACCTACTTTGTTTTTTATTTGTTTTTTACAATACTTTATTGTTTGGTATATTGAACTTACACTTATTCGTGTTTCTGCCGAAATATCGCGCATAGATTTACCTGAATCGCGATAAAGTTCATACATCATTTTGTCGTACCAATGCCAAGATTCAGTTTCTTCTTCTATTTTTTCTATGATTGCACTATAAGCTTCGTCTTGGCTTATGTAGTCGTAAGTGACACCAATAGGTTTTATTTCTTCTATGTCCACTTTTTCTATTTTGTTTCTTTCTTTTTGTAAGTCGTAATATAAACAACGTAAGGTTAAAAAAATGTAGCTTTTATTTATTTGTCCGTTTTTTCGTAGAACCTTGTCTGCGTCTGCATACTTACTTAACTTGATATACATTTCTTGAACAATGTCTTCAGCCAAAAATTCTTCGCCAAAACTTTTAACCATTCTTAAATAGTCTTCGTGTAGTTCGGCAACTTTTTTAAGCCAGTTCATTGGTTAGATTCTAAACAAATGTAATGATTATTTTCTAATATGTATAGACGTATATTTTAACAAATAGTTGTGAATAAAAAAAAGCACCCATATTTGAGTGCTTCTTCTTGTTTGATGTTTGTGTTTAGAAAGGTAGGTCGTCTTGCTTTAAGCCTTCTCTAATATTCGTCTTTGCGTCTTCGTCGCCACCAGCTTCTACTTCGGCTTGGTATGGTTTACTAAATGCAGCACTAAAATACTTTACACCGCTTTTACTTTCGTTTAGCCATAAGGCTATTTCTTTTTCTACACCGTCAATAAGTGCTTTACCTTTGTAGTCTGGTTGTGAATCCGTTTTTTTGTAGTTGTTTTTAAAGATTGCACCTGTGTTATTCTTCTGTTCCATAATCTATTGTTTTACTTAATATATAGGCGCTTAACGTCTTTCGTGTGCGCCTTGCTTTTAGTTTTAATATTTCTTTTTCTTCGTCAGTTACTCTGACTATTATTACTTTGTCTTTTCGTGTTTTCATTGTATAAGTGTTTCGTAATACTTTCTACATTCTTCTATTCTGTCATAAATAGCTTTTATTACTTCTTTGTCATACCTTACTTCAAAAGTCTTTATTCGTTTTTCTGGTGGTATATGGTCAAAGTTGTGTCGTGCTTCTACGTCTGCTCGTAGTTCTTCGTTTTCGTCTATTAGGTGTTCTTTCCAATGCGCTCGTCTTACTTCGTCTTCTACTATTTGAAAAGGTGTGTTTACTAAACAGTATGCAAGTATAGACTTTCGTTTTTTTGTCAAAGCCATATAGCCTTGTAGTTGGTAGAAGTAATCTTTGTTAGGTATTTCTTCTTCGAACCAAGGAAAAGTAGTTGCGTCATAACTACTCTTAACGTCTAAAAGTATATTGTCCGTGTTTACGTCTGGTGTACCTGTCAAGTAATCATTTTGAAAGTGTTCTTCGTTTTTATACATAAAACCGAAATCGCTTACTTCTTGTATAAGATCGATGCTATTTCTTTCGACCTCTATGCCTTTATCGGTGTAACGACTTGAAAATTCTTTCTTGATGCCGTACATTTCTTCTATAGCTAATTCTTGTAGATAGCTTTTACAAGTCTTACTAAGAACTTCGGACTTGCTTCGACTATTAGTCATTATTTTGCCTATTGCCGAACAACGAATCTTCAACATAACTCAAGTGCTTTAGTTTGTAATTTAGTTAGTTCATATTGGCTTACAAGTTGTTGTTTAGTGTAAGTACCTTCTTGTACGGCTTTAAGTGCGCTTTCGAATCTTGCTTTAGTTAAAGTTTTCTTCGTGTTTTTGTCCTTACCGTGTGTATTGGTTGCGTCTGCGTCTTTAGTGTCATCAATTAAGAACAAACCATTTAACGCATACTTTCTCGCATAACTTGAACTACTACCAAAGCTTTGTGCTATGTCCATACCTTTACGTGTTGGATCAATACCAGCCTGTGCTTTTACGGCTTGCATTTTGTTGCCGTCAGTAATTACCGCAGTAGCTTCTACATACATATAGCCAGCAGCTTCTTTTACTTCGTCAGTTAAGTTAAGTGCCAAGCCGTTAAGTAATGGTTTTACTGCTTCAAGTATGTCTTCGCAACTTCTATACTTGTAGTTGCCAAACTTGTTGAATTGGTTTTTAGGTGCTTTTAGTTCTTGCTGGATTTTCGCCAGTCTTGAAATTAGTGTGTCTTTCATAACGTATTTATTTTATTGTTTATACAAATATAGTAATTATTTATTTAATTCTTTCTTTTTTTGTTTATACTTTTCAATGATCGCTTTTAATTCTTCACGTGTGTACTTTCTTACTTTGTGTGCTTCTTCGTGTAGTTTTATTAGTTCTTCGCCTCCTATTCGTTTTTCTATACCGATTTGGTAGTTTAGTAGGTTTCCGTGTTTATGTTGGTTACAGGCAACACATTGACCGTGTACGTTCTTTTCATTAAAGGTTACGTTCTTGTGACTTGTACTAAAATAGTGACCAGCATCATACTTTGTGCCTAAAGGTTTATCGCAGCTTACACATAGTTTGTTCTTGTCACGTTCACGAATATATGCGTTGAAGTATCTTTGTGCTTTTTTAGTAAGACTTTGAACGGTTTCTAATTCGTCTTTTAGTCGTTTCTTTTCTTTTTTCCAGTTCTTTACTTTTGCCGTTTCAACCCATACTTTAACACATTCACTTTTAAAGCAATACTTTTGGTTAAAGTGTTTAGCTTCAAACTTTTCTTTGCAGTTTTTACAACGTGGCATCTATTGGTGTAAATATGTAAACATCGTCTACTGTACATTCGTCATTCTGACATACATACGTACCTATTATTCCTTCGCCTTCAATACCATAATCTTCGTAATCATATTCAGATTGCCATATTATTGTTTCTGTGCATTGTGGACATTTCATAATTCTGTTTTTAAGTCTTTTATTTCTTCTTGTAACGTCAGCACTTGTTGTTTTAAATCAGCTATAACCATTTGAAGACGTAGATTAGCTTTACATTCTAACAAGTATTCATCTTCAAACTGCATAAACACGGATTGAAATTGACTTACATCTTCTAAACTTTCTAACATAGAATCTATTAGGTCTTCACGTTCTGGGTGTTTACTTTGTAACTCTTCAATACTATTAGTAAATTTTATAATAGTTGTTTGTAGGTTTACTTTTGCTTTTAGTATTTCTAAAGTGTTCATTTATTCGTGTTTTTAATGTATTTCACAAGATTCATCACAACCGTTGCTTGTATCAAGTCCTTCGTCAAAAATAGATATTTGCCAATTGTATATGTCACTATCGTCTTTTTGCTTTTTAAATTTAAGTTTAGAATTGTCAAAAATATCTTGAACGCTTTTATGTTTTCTAAACATTCGTACAGGCTTTTGCATTGATTTACTTTTAGATTCTGGCACAAAATCTTCATAAAGCTTTTCTACTTTTCTTGCAAAGTCAAAATATTCTGGTCTTTCTATTGCTATAGTCATTAGTTTGTTGTCTGACTTTTTCCAACACCATTTACAATTACCTTCGTAACCTTTTAAGTTTAATCTAAATTGTTGTTGTGACCACCAAAAATTAATCTTAGGTTTACTCATAGGTAAGTCTTCTACAAGTGGATAGTATAATTTATTTTTTTTACGATTTGCACTAACTCTATCAACTTCGTCCGATCTAATACCTATAGCCGTCAAATAATCTTTCCAGCCTAAATGTAGTTTTAAATAACTATGTATTGGTTCAAGTTTCAAGTCTCTTGTACACCACGGATTGTTCATATTAGGTAAACCAAACTTTTTTATTCCGTCTTCAAAAGGTTCACCATTTCTTGATGCAGTTTTATAAGTTACAATATTCCACCTTGTACCTTTTCCAAGTTCTTGATTAATTTTAGCTTCTAACCAAATTAAATTTAAATTAAAAGCTTTGTCGCATTCGTCTACAAATTTTAAGGTTTCTTCGTTTTCTTGTCCTGTATTTGCAAAAACAAAAACCATTTCATATTCATCTTGTTTATGATTTTTTAAGTATTGTGCCATATAACCACTTGTTTCACCACCACTAAAAGCTACACATAATTTTTTTTTCATATCTATTTAGGTTGTGCGTAAAGTTTGTTATAAACATTCGGTTCTGGATTGTCTTGATCGTAATATAGAAACTTTTCTTTGTCAAACCATAATAACAATTGTCCTATGTTACCTACTGAACGTGGTTTAATCTTATTAAAGTTAATTATAGCTTGGTTGTGGCTTAAGTCGTCACGGTGTACTGTTATCATACACTTGCCACTATTAAACCATTCACTACCACCTTTTAAGTCATATGGTGACGGTATACTTCTTTTGCCATTTATTTTTTCGGTCAGTTTAGGATGTATAATTGTGTGAAGGTGCAAGTCGTTGTCTTCAGCTATTTGGTTTCTATAAGGCAATACTACTTCTAAATATTGTGCATAACCACCGTATTCGTGATACGGGTGCGACATATCTTTCCAACTATCAATACTTGCCGTGTGTAGTCCGTGTTTTTGTTTAAGTTCTACTGCGTAATCGTAAAAGTCAAAAGGTGTCATTTTCGCCTTTACGTCATACTTGGTTAGTATTTTAAAGTGTTCTAAAACCCAATCTATACTACTTGTTATTTCACGGTCTTTAATTACATTGCGTTCTAACGGATTAAAACTTTTACCTGTTAGTTTGTGTATAAGGTCTGCCAATATTTCTACGTTGTTGCCTACGTCTGGAAAATATACCAAGTGCTTCCAACCATAGAACTTACTTGTGTTTAGTAGTAACTCCATAAGCACCTGTGTTTTACCTGACATAGGAAAACCTGTCCAGTCGGTGCAGTTGCCTAATTGCATACTATAAAATTCGTCTAATGATTGCCAACCTAAATACTTACCTTTTTCGTTATAGTTATCACGGTGTTTATAAATCTTGTCAAGTACGTCACTTGCTTCTGTTATCTTATATCCTTTTAATTCCACGGTGCTTTAAATCCTTTGTTCGTTTCTAATTCGTGTTTTGTTTGTTCTTTCTTTAACCAATTCTTACAAGTCAAATATAGCGATTTGTATTTTTTATTATTCTTGAAATTTTCAATACTATCTAAACACGAATCAATAGTTTTCTTTTCATAGTCTACTTCTAACTTTTTAAATTCTTCTACACTTAAAGACAAATGTGCGAAGCTTCTATATATATCATTTACATTAACACTTACACTTACACTATCAGTTGACGAAACTGAACGACCGTTAACGACCGTTGAATTTCGTTGACGAACTTCAGCACTTTTCTTACCAGCCTTTTTACGTTGTTCGTGTTGTGTTTGCCACTTCTTTAAATCGCGTTTTAAGGTGTGTTTAATGTTAGCAAAAACTGCATTAATTAACATATCTTCACTTACAGGATTTTCGTCATTGACGTAAGCAAATATGTGTTTTATTAGTTCGCCAGCCTTTTCGTTATCTAACGCGTCAAAGGTTTCTTTCCAGTCTGCAT